AGTGACGGGTTGGCTTTATACCAATTTGCTTCATTTCCCCAATCTTCATTATCATCAATACCATAAATTACAGGATAGAATGTTGGGTCTATTTTTCTACCATCTAAGATATCCTTAGCTTTTTGGTGCTGCTCATAGCATATTGAGTTTCTGTCTGTTCCTGCTGTAGTTATAAGAAAAAATAGTGGTTGCTTTCTTGCATCACCACTACCTTTTGTCATTACATCAAATAAATCTCTTGTTGGCTGTGCATGAAGTTCATCAAACACAACTGAATGGACATTAAGTCCATGTTTTGTATAAGCTTCGGCTGATAATACTTGATAGAAACTATTTGTAGGTTTATATACTAATCTTTTAACAGATATTATTGGCTTTATTCTTTTTCTTAAAGCCGGGCATTGATCTATCATATCAACTGCAACATCAAATACTATTGATGCTTGTTGCCTGTCAGATGCACAGCCGTAAACCTCAGCTCCCCATTCACCATCGCCACAAGTCATTAAAAGTGCAATTGCTGCTGCAAGTTCGCTCTTTCCATTCTTTTTTGGGATTTCAACGTATGCTGTATTATATTGCCTGCACCCATTCTCTTTTATTGTACCGTAAATGTCGCGAATGATTTTATCCTGCCAAGGTAAAAGGTCAAAAGGAACTCCACGCCACTGCCCTTTGGTATGCTTCAAGCAATTGATAAAGTCTACGGCATGTTGTGCTTTTGCCTCATCATACAAATTATCCACCACCTTTGTATAGGATTAGCTCCATTGGATCTTCTAAATCATTTATATTTTCTGTATAAATTCTGCTTCTTGATGATGGTGTAAGTCCAAACTGTTCACAAAACCTATTCATAATTTTAAGATATGTCTGCGCAATTGATACTTGAGGCACCTGTTGCCAATAGCCGGAAGGAGTTTTCACTATAGTTCCATGCTTCGTTATGAACTCTTCAGCATCCTTCCATCTTGCATAGGCTTGGCAGTAGCCTGCAAAAGCAGCCATATCTATTTCTGTAAGAATGCCCAGTTGTTCAAGTTGCTTTGACATCCTCCTCCATTCTTTTTTAGCTTCATCATCAAGCCAGTTAGGACATTTTGGTGCTTTAGCTTTTGGTTTTGGTTCATTTATATTTAATTTTCTTTTGCCGGGGTTGCCTTCTAGAACCTTTATAGCTGTTGGCTTTGGCTTTGCCCCTCTTTGTGCCACAGTTATCACCTCCTTTATGAATAGCCTTTATATGACAAAAAGAGTCTCCCTTTGGAAAACTCTTAAATCTTTCTAAATATTAATTTCTAGCCTTTTATACCTTTGTAATTATAATTGCCTTTTTTGATTTCATCATGGTCAGCCTTTACAGCTTTGTCATAATCTCTGTCTGTCTTCTCTTTCTTGCTACACTCAGTACAAATACAATCGGTATTAAACATTGACATAATTCGACCATTTTCTAAAGAACCGCCACATCTATCACAAAACTTCTGAGTAAAAAATTTATCCATACTTACCTCCTATTCCTAATATCAGACAAGCACTCCGAATATGCTGTTTGCAATGTTTTTAAATCTATCCTGTTGTCAGAATATCCTTTAGCAATTACACCAAAATAATATTCTGTAGGTTGTGCTGCTATATTCGTGTATTCATCAGTCATGACATAAACCATTGTATTTCTTGTTTTCCCATCCACTACTACTTCAACTTCTTTTTTAACATATAAACTTGGAAAACCTTCATACAAATCGAGTGCTGTTTCACACTGCTTGGTAATCTCCCATAAAACAATAGGCACTGAGCTATTCTTACAAGGCTCAATATTTGCTACTCCTCTATGCTTTCCTCTAAAGGTCAGTTTATAATCTGCCAGTATTCCTTTGCCTATAACCTTAGCTTTTGGGCATCGTTGACTCATTTGTTTCAAGTTCATATTCGAACCATAAGCACCATAGATTTTTGTTATCATATTATTTCTCACCCCTTTCAATCTGAATAAAAGCCGACTTATCTTGATACCACTGTCCTTCAAGCGGCATTTCTCCAAGCTGAGTTTCCGCTTAGGTTTTCTAAAAAGTGATGTCGGCACGTTTCGAATTCCGGGCCTATAAGTCCAAGCCTTAGCATCCAGCATCTAAAGGTGTATTTTTCATTGTCGGTGAAGGTTCTTTTTGCACTTGCACTCTTTTGTATTATTGCCTGATAACTTACTGCAAGACAAAATTGTATGTAGGCTTTTACCTTTCCTGCGTGTGTTGTGCTATTAAAAATTCTAAACTCAACCGTTCCTTTGTCAAAAATGCTGTGTAAATTTAGTCCATGGTATCTGCTGTTGTGGTAGTGTCTGTGCCTTGATTCGCTGCCATATCCTGCATACCAAATATCTGCAAGCTTTTCTAAGGTTTTAGGTTTCTTTTTATTTATTGTTTTTATTAGATCTTCATTTACTTTTTTGCAATATCTTAATCTCTGCATATCTACCTGCAGGCTTTTATATAGTAAGTCTTCTTTGCTTGCTATTAGGTTTACCAGATTCTTAAGGCTCCTTGGTGAGTGATTAGCACCGTCAATATGAACATGTATCCCACAAGTCGGGTTTGTGATTGCTCCGCCTTTTCTTAACAATCGTATTAATTCTTGTAGCGTTTCTATGTCTTTATACTTAAGTTTCGGACTTACCACTTCAACCTTGTAAAGATTATCCGCAGTCTGTATCTCTTCACGGACCTTTTTTTGAGGTTCAATGCTTGCGTCAGAAACCACCTTCCAGGTTCTGTTTTCTGTGTCATTTGCATGGTATTCATCGTAGTTTCCGCCAATGTGCTCTGAGGTTGAGTTGAAGTATTTTGCAATTATCTTTGCTGCTTTTTGTCTTGTTAATCCAGTAAGCTCAATTTCTATCCCAAAGTATTGATTTATCATGGTTTTTCCCCCTTTCAAAGTGTGCTTTTTTCTTTTGTTAGTGTACATATTAGCTCTGAAAGGAGTATATATCCAGTTATATATCTCAAATAAACACATTATTATTACGACATTTTACCCATTATGTGGCAGGCTTTTTGCAATTGCATAAGCTACATTAACAGTTACTGCATTCCCTGCTTGCTTATATAGTTGTGCATCTGAGTTAACAGCTTCTGCTTTCTCAAACAATTCATCTGTAAAACCTTGCAATCTAAAACATTCTTTAGGGGTAAGTCTTCTTATTCGAAACTCTGTATCTATTGTTGCTTGCATACATTGAGTATCCAAGGTTTGAGCTATTTGTTTTCCTACTCTTCCTCTTCGAGTACTGCTATTTGGGAAGGCTATGTTTATACTGTCACCGACATTAGCCTCTGCAAAACCTTTCTTTGTAGCTTCTATAACAGCTACTCCATGTCTGTCTTGACTTGTTAGAGTAAACATTGGCTCATCAGCATTTTTTATTCTTCTGCCATTTTGCCTTTTTTCTTTTCTATCCGGAGTCAATACGGGGTATGCTTCCAAAACTCCGCTATTCATAGCAGTTCTATTTACAATCCCTGCTGTATATCTTGAAGTAATACATCTAGAAGTACCTGTTATCTGTACTTTTTTTGTAGATTGATCTATAAAATATAGTCCCGTCTTTGCACCTCCACCTCCTCCGCAACCAGTAAGTGTGCAAGCTATTCCATCAGCATCATATACCCTTTCGCCCTGACAACCGCTTATAATTTGCTTAAGAGCTGCTGTGTTTTCTCCTGTGACAGGTAATATTTCTCGTCTGCCTCGACTTCTAAGATTTGCGATAATGAACACACGCTCTCGGTTCTGGGGAACTCCGAAGTCTTTAGAGTTAAGCACCTGCCACATTGCATCATACCCCGCTTTGTCCAATTCAGAGAGAACTGTGGCAAAGTCAAATCCATTATTAATTGAAAGCAGGTTTTTAACGTTTTCAATAAGTAAGAATGTGGGTTTATCTTCTTCTGCTTTGCCTTTAATGAGGTCAATAATGCTGAAATAGATGCCACTTCTGTTTCCTCTGAGTCCTCTCTGTTTTCCTGCAACTGATATATCCTGGCACGGGAATCCAAAACACCAGATGTCTGCGTATGGAATTTCCTCTGATCCAAGTTTTGTAACGTCATCTTCAAACCACTCTCCCTCAGTATCAAACATTGCCCTGTATGATTTAACTGCAAATTTATCCTTTTCACAAAAACCGATGCACTTGAAACCTGCAAGTTCCAATCCCAATCGAAATCCACCTATACCGGCACAAAAATCAAGGAAGGTCATTTTATTCACAACCTTCCTTTTTAACATCAGAGTATTTTGTTTTAACACCATCTCTTAAAAGAAACACAACTTCATCACTTCCAACTTGCTCAATGTATCTTTTTACAATAACATCTGCATATTTTTCATCAAGTTCAATGGTATAGCAGATTCTATTGGTTTGCTCACAGGCAATCAACGTAGAACCGCTTCCACCAAAAGGGTCAAGCACAATACAGTTGCTCATGCTGCTGTTGGTGATTGGGTATGCACAAAGTGCCACCGGTTTCATTGTAGGATGCAATTCGTTTTTTGATGGCCTATCGAAATTCCAAATAGTACTCTGCTTTCTATCCGCATACCAATTATGCTTTCCTTCTTTTTTCCAACCAAAAAGTATCGGCTCATGTTTCCAATGATATGGACTTCTGCCAAGAACTAAACTCTGCTTTTCCCATATACAAACACCAGAGAGATAAAATCCTGCATCCCTAAATGCCTTTCTAAAGTTTAGTCCTTCAGTATCTGCATGAAAAACATATATTGAACCGTCATTTTCCATTGAATCTGCAATATTTGTGAATGCTTTTAATAAAAAATTGTAAAACTCTTCATCCTTGAGGTTATCATTCTTAATAGAGCCTGCCTGTGCTGAATAGTTAACATTGTAAGGTGGATCAGTCACTGTTAAGTTAGCTTTATTTCCATCCATAAGCAACTTATAAACTTCACTGTCAGTACTGTCACCACAAACTAATCTGTGCCTTCCAAGCAGCCACAAATCTCCTTGCCTGCTTATTGCCGGTTCTTTTAATGCTTCTTCAACATCAAAGTCATCTTCCTTGATTTCTTTTGAGTGCACATCATTAAACAACTGCTCTATTTCCGGAGGCTCAAATCCAGTAAACGATATATCATACTCAAGGCTCTGTAAATCTACAATTAAATCAGCAAGAAGTTCCTTATTCCATTCGCCGCTAATTTTATTAAGTGCAACATTTAGAGCCTTTTCCTTTGTTTTATCAATATCTATTACCACACAATCAATCTCTGTGTACCCCAAGGTTTTCAAGACCGTAATTCTTTGATGCCCTCCAATTACAGTTAAATCCTTATTCACTATTACGGGATCCACATATCCAAATTCAGATATACTATTCTTTATCTTTTCAAACTCTTTGTCTCCTGGCTTTAGTTGCTTTCTTGGGTTATATTCTGCAGGAACTAAACTTTCTATTTTTAATTTTTTAAATTCCATCTTCTTCACCTTTCCAAAATCTTGATTTTATGTAGCAGTTATGACTGCAGTATTTTCTGCGTTTATTGCCATAGCAGCTAAATTTAATTCCACAGTGAGGACACTCATATTCATAAATTGCATCTTCCTTTTTGTTCCTCTTATCCTGGTTTTGATTCCACCATTTCCTGCGGCATTCATCAGAACAAAATCTGCGTGTTCTCCCACGATCTTTTTGTTTTAGCTCTTTACTACAACAGCTGCAAATAAGATTGTTGTTTTTTCTTTCTTCAACATTTAAAAAAACTACTTTTGCATCTCCTTCTAAGCCGTTACGTTTGCAATATCCCCTGACCACGTCTCTTGAAATACCAAGGACAACAGATATTGCTTTATAACCAACGCCCTTAAGTCTTAAACTCTGTATCTGCTGTTTTTCTACCTCAGTCACCTGCTACACTCCTTTCTGCGTAAACTGTATAAATAAGGGGAATATAAAAACGCATAATCAGACCCTTTTCAAAGTCTTTTTATGCGTTTTTGTTATTTATACTTCTATTTCACCTAATACCCTAAATCACTTGTAAATCAAGGCTTTTATTAAGTATTCTTAGCATTCAGAATTTCTACCTTTTCGCAAAATCAAAATAGCTATAAGTCTTGTTGGCTCTGCCATACCTATATTTCCACCACTTTTAAAAACAATCCCCCTTATTTAATTCTGCGAAATTTCACACAAAGGGCAGCGGTGGTCATCTACGCAAAGGCTGTAGAGATTTGACCGGCCCCTGGGTCAGCTTTAAAACTTATACTCTTGGTATTGATCCTGTGTTCTTGTTTTTTTATTGTGATGATGTTCGCAAAGTGACTGCCAGTTGCTTTCATTCCAAAAGAGAATCCTATCTCCACGATGAGGAACAATGTGGTCAACTACTGTAGCTTTAGTCAGCTTGTTTTCTTTTAAACATTCAACACAGAAAGGATGTTCTCTTAAGTGTCTTAATCTTGCTTTTCGCCACCTTGAATCATATCCTCTTTGTGATGCTGAACCTCTATCTCTTATATATTGTTTTGTTGCTTTATTATTATGCTTTTCACAAAAAGAATGTCCTAACTCAACTAAGTTAGGACATCCACTATATGAACATGGTTTTTTTGGTCTTGTCGGAATTCTAATCACCACTTATTCTATGTCTAATTTCACCCAAATTACTGCACCCATAGGATGCTTATATGGAATAGGTTCTTCAAAATATTGAGGATTTTTAATCACCCAGCCATACGTTTTTGGGTAAGGCAAGCCTTTAGATAACAATCTTTCATTATTAATACGATGCTTCTCTTCATTTTTTATTAAGTCTTCTATTGTAAGTGGACCTACACAATCAACTAATTCGCATGTCCCTATAACTAAACCCGAACCACTGCGAATAAGAGCAATTCTGCCTCTAATATTAGTTTTTGATCCCCTAATCTCCCATGTCTTTTCACCATTTAGTATTCTCGTAATATGAGGTTCTTTTATAATCAATCCATTCATTATTAGACTCCGAAATTCTTTTTTTTAATAAAATATCATATTATATTTTTATAGTCAATTACGATTGAATCCACAATTTTATTTTATAGTATCTTTTACACACTTTGCAAACATACATACAACCTTGTTTCCAATCTTAGTACCCCAAACACAGCCTTTACATTTATGTTTCTTTTTCATACTTTTCTCCAAACAAAAAGTACCAAGAGATAGTTCAGTTCCCTTGGCACTTCGAATTATATAATTTCTATAATACAATCTTAACACATACAAAACGGACAAAACGGACAACTTTTATTTTTTTCCTAAAAATCTATCATGTGCTTTCCTGACGCTTTCCCCTGACAAGCAATAACTAATGCTTGCCGCTACCTGTTCCCAATTTAGACCATTAATGTATCTCAAACTTAATATCATTCTCATTTGAGCATCATCAATATCCTGAATATATCGGTTAAGTCTGTTAAGTTCATAAAAGCACTTTTTAAGATTCAAATCCAATAATCCTTTAAGGTCTGCAATCTCAGCCGCATATTTTCCAACCATATCAGATATCCCACTACCAGATGGCATCCCTGTAATTCGTTGAGTAGAAGATGTGGCTAAGCCTTCTAATTCTGCTAATCTTGCCTGCATATGTACTATCTCTCTATTTAAATAATATAACTGTGATAACTCTTTCTTGGTCATGAGCTTAACCTCCAATCTTCTGTAAAATTTCCTTCACCTCATCGACACTTCTTACAACTTCAGAAATCCCTCCGGCTTTATTAATCTTTTTAATTGTGGCCTTTTGGAGTTCTGTTTCTCTGCCACTTTCTGTTTTAACTTCAAATGCTATAAATCTTCCTTTTAAGCAACAGATGATATCAGGAATACCTGCTGTGCCATAAATACCGCCATGCTCTTTAAAACAGAAACAGTTATCCAAGGCTTTTAAATATTTTATAATTGCATTTACGATTAATTTTTCTGACACAGCCTATATCCCTCCAATCCTTGCCTTTATTGCTTCCATTAAGACCTGTTGACCACCCGATTTTAGCCTTATTGCATTTATTACCTGCTCATCAATAGTCCCTTTTGCAACTATGTGGTGAATCACAACAGTTTGGGTTTGCCCTTGTCTCCACAACCTTGCGTTTGCCTGTTCATATAGTTCTAAACTCCATGTAAGACCAAACCACATAATCGTACTGCCACCAGTCTGCAAGTTTAGTCCATGACCTGTTGAGGCAGGATGCGTTATTGCAATTTTAATATTTCCTTTGTTCCAATCCTCCAAATCTTTAGAGGTCAAAAGTTCTCTTACATCATCACCTAATTTTTCTTTAATTCTATCTCTATCATGTCTGTAACCATAAAACACTAATACCGGTTTTCCGTTTGCAGATTCAATTAAATCCTCCAAAGCTTCAAGCTTTTTGTCATGAATTAACTTCACTGACTTATTTTCATCATAGATAGCTCCATTTGCCATTTGCAAAAGCTTACCAGCAAGAGTGGCTGCATTTATTGCCATGATATCTCCGTCTGCAAACGGAAGCAGCATTTCTAGTTCCAATTTCTTATATAAATTTAATTCCTTATCCTCAAGTGAAACTTCAATGAAATTATCAACTCTATCTGGCATTTTAAGATAATCACAAGCTTTCATACTTACACAAATACTTGAGAGTTTTTTATAAATTTCAGCTTCAGCATTTTCTTTTGGTTTGTAAGTGAAAACCACATATTGACTTCTTTTGTCCGGAACGAAATACTGATCACGATAAACTCCAAGAGTTCTTCCAAGTCTTTCACCTCTGTCTAATAAATAGACTTGACTCCACAAGTCCAAAAGTCCGTTAGGTGCAGGAGTTCCTGTCAATCCAACCACTCTTTTAATCTGTGGTCTTATTCTCCTAAGTGCCTTAAATCTTTCTGATGATGGCGACTTAAAACTTGAAAGTTCATCAATTACGAGCATATCAAATGGAAACTGCCTTCCTTTAAAGTGTTCTACAATCCATGCAACATTTTCTCGATTAATAACATGAATATCAGCCTTTTGATTTAATGCTGCTATTCTTTCTTTTTCTGAGCCTATGATTTTCGCAATTTTAAGATGTCTCAATTGCTCCCATTTTTCACATTCTGCACTCCATGTATCTCTTGCAACTCGAAGAGGTGCTATTACTAATACTTTTGACACATCAAAATAGTCAAACAGCAGTTCATTTATTGCTGATAGTGTTATTGCAGTCTTGCCAAGTCCAGGTTCGTAAAAGCAACCGCACGCAGGAGTTTGTATAATAAATTGTTGTGCATATTTTTGATATTCATGAGGTATGTACTTCATTGTTTAAAACCCTCCATTTTAATCAGGTTGTCAAGCAGTTAAAAAATCCTATACGCGCGCATACGCATGTTATATATGTGTGTTTGTTCTTTTTTTCCTTATTTTTTATACTCATATAAGAAATCTTGAAACTTGATAACCTAAATACTTCAAACCCTTATAAACTCTATTGTTAAAGGAAGTAGCCAATGAAGTTGACTATTAAAATCTTGGCTACCTTCGATAACCATAAAAAAGTTTCCAAGTTTTTATTGCAACTTTACTTATCAACCATTTTTACATAACCAGTTTGAACACCATAAATCGGGAATTTAAACTTGCTATGTTTATTTCCGTCATACTTTTTCCAACCTTCAATTCTCGACATAATTGAATTAAGCTCATATGCATCTGATTTTTTCATGCTAGAAGCTTCTTTTCCAAAGCACTCGCACCATATTTCCATTGTACAAACACGCTCACGTTGAACCGTTCCAGACTGTGGATTCCCAAAATCCTTGTTATTTAAAAAGTTCCTTCGTTCATACAAATCTAAATCTCGCCAATCTTCTGGCAACAGTTTTTCTAAGTAATTACGTACCAAGCCTTCACGGTCATCTGTTTCCATAGCATCTGCCTGTTCTGAAATCGCAATTCTAGCCGCATCACCTTCTAGGAGTAGTTCTTCGCCAGTTTTATAAATCTTCAAGGCTTCTGCCCATATCTGATCAATGTCTTTTAACTCCCATGCTTTTTTTATACCCTTGCCACTAACCCTAACCGGCCAAAATCTTCGATTGCCTGTTATATCTCTTAAAAAGCCGCTTTCACTATTCGTAGTTCCAACAATCACGCATTGTCTTGGATGGCTTTCAACATTAACTCCGTAGCTGGCACGATACTTATCATCAGTTCTTGTAACAAAAGATTTCACAGTTTCTACATCTGTTTTCCTTATCCCGGCTAACTCACCTAATTCAAGTATCCAGTAACCTTGTAATTTCTCGGCAGCTGCTTTATCTCTCATATCTGTTATTGTTAAACTGTCAGAAAACCAACTCTTGCCTAGCTTTGAAAAAAGTGTGCTTTTCCCAATCCCTTGTGGTCCATTAAGTATTAAGACAGTATCAAACTTAGTGCCTGGATTATAAATTCTTGTAATTGCTGCAAGAAGTGTTTTTCTTATTACCGCCTTTGAATACTCATTATCATCTGCACCTAAATAATCTATAAGCAAGGTATCCACTCGTTCTACACCATCCCACTCAGGCAATTCATCCAAATATTCTTTTATCGGATGGAATGCTCTTTGAGCAACAACTGCGATAAGCGCTTCTTTTATTTTTGCTGGTGACCATACTCCATAAGTTTTATCAAAGTAAACTTTTAGCGAGGACATGTCCGAATCGTTCCACCCGCTTTTAATTTGCTTCCAAGGCAAGCTGCCTTTCACACTTATCCCGTCACGATGTTGGTTGTATGCTATACCCTTTAGGTTTTCATCATTACTAATAATAAGAACCAAATTTTGAAGATCATCTTTAATCTGTCCGTTTTTATTAATAGACAGTTTTTCCTGCCAGTTCTCATCAACTGTAGTAAACTCAGTACCTACTTTTTTCATTCGTTCTTGAGAAATTTGCTTTTTTACGTTTTCATCATTAATACAATACTCTTGCATTTCTCTATATGATTGAATTTTTGACGGCGCTATATCTTCAGTTGAATTGCCGTCAAGATCTCCGTACATATGTAACCTTACTAAATCAAAAGCATTGCAGAGTTTACCGCAAGCAGGGTCTGTGGCATGATGTGAATATGCAAATTTATCATCATAGATAAGCACACCTGCAGTACTGTCAGCAGGTACATAATCATATCTGCCGTTTATCAAACTTGGCTTATATACTTCCGGCAGAAACTTTTCAATAGTCTCTTGAATTGTGTAGGTTCTGCAAAAAGCACCGATAATTCCATCTTTACTTAAGGGATCTGCTTGTTTTGTTATATTCCTTTTTACAATTGATGTTTGTCTTGATGATACAGGCCATTTGGAACTGTCTTTCCAATCTTTATAACGATTAAGAACCTGATCTGGATCAAGAAAATGGCCATCTTGCTTTTCAAAAAGAAACACACCATCCGAAGAAGTACTCGGCCAATACATTAGCCTTGTTGGTTCATAGGTAGTATCATCAAACTGCTCAATGCCTACATCCTCAGCAACTTTTCTTGCGATTGCCGAATATTCATCAGCACTTACATTCCTTGATAATGGAATAATCAATCTAAGTCTCGGCTTTTCAGCAGTATGTTTATGTGTGGAGTATATGCAGCAAACAAAATCAAAAAACAACGTTATCTGCTCCCAAACTCCAGGTTCTGCATAGTCCATATCAAGTGTCAATATAGAGCGATATTCTACAAATCCACTCTTACGCTTACCTTCTTTTAGCTTTCCACCAACAAAACCGCCTACATCCTTAATATCATCCTGCCTTGCCTTTGATAACTTTTTATATTCATCTACAGTTTCACTGGTACGGAAGGTTGTTCCGACTTTTTCAAGAAAGTCATTCCATGACATTTCTCTGTTCTTCCATATCTTATCTGTCCGGCTATTCCCGGTTGCTATATTTAAAAGCATTGTATCAGTCCTTTCTGTAGTATTCTGTTTCAAAACCGTCTGCTCTAATTAGCAATCCTTCTGCCCATTCAGGAGGTATTGCCATTATGTTGCAAACTTCTTCTAATGAGCCTTCATTGTTAGGTGCTTCAATAACAACCTCATCATGAATATGCATTACAATGTTGTAGCCTGCATTATTTATATTTAGCATTGCTTCAGCTAAAAGGTCTCGCGCAGTTGCTTGTACGATGTTTTCTACAAGTTTTGGACCATAGGTATCAATCCTATCCCATTTCTTGCTTTCACTAATGCCTTCATAGGTAATACCTTCCCGTCCGAATCTATTAATCTCAATTCTTGGTTTTATGTATGACAGTTTCCGGCCTGAAGGCAAAGTAATGAAAAGAATGCCACTTGTGTAATCAAATCCAATTCTGCCTACAATTTGATGTCTCTTCTCACAAATTGCTTTAAATGCCGCTCTATCAACATCCCACCAAAACTTAGTTATATTTGGATTGGCTCCTCGCCATGAACTAACCAAAGGTTGCAGTTCCTCCTCAGTTAAACCCATCTCTAAGGCCCCCATAGCCATTAATGCTCCAATACTGCCACCATAACCAAGTGCCAATTCAGCAATTTTGCCTTTTTGCCTTAATATAGATCCCTTTGTTATTTCTTCTATTGGCACTCTAAACATCTGTGAAGCAGATGCTTCATATATCTTTCCGTGAGTAGCAAAAACCTCCATACGCCACTTTTCACCTGCAAGCCAAGCTATCACACGAGCTTCAATAGCTGAATAGTCAGCAATAATAAATCTATTTCCTTTAACAGGTATAAAAGCAGTTCTTATTAACTCCGAGAGTACATTTGGCACACTTTCAAACAGCATCTCCAGGTCATTAAATCTCCTGGCTTTTAAAAGATTTCTCGCAGTGGATAAGTCTTTTAAATGATTTTGTGGAAGGTTGTGTACCTGTACAAGTCTTCCTGCCCATCTGCCGGTTCTATTTGCTCCATAAAATTGGAGTAATCCGCGAACTCTACCATCAGGACACACTGCTCTTTCTATTGCTTCATATTTTTTAATTGAAGTTTTAGCAAGCTGCAACCTTAAATTTAGAAGCATTTCAACCTCTCCATCAGATTCCTTTGCAAGTTCTACCACCGCTTTTTTGGATAAGCTTTCTATCTCTACTCCATTATCTAAAAGCCATCCTTTAAGCTGTAAAACACTATTTGGATTTTCTAGACCTGTTAAATTCTGTGCTTTTGAAAAGCTCTGTTCTTTTTGAAGTCGGTCGCATTCAATAGCCTTGTTTACAAGTTCAATGTCAACTCGTACACCTCTGTCATTGATTTGCTGATCTAAAATATATAGTTGCTGTTCATTTTGACTTATTGGGAACTTTGCAATTTTAGCTCTTATAGAACGTTCAACTTCAACATCTCTCATACAATATTGTTTAAACAACGCCCATTTTTCTGGATTATCATTTGGCAAATTGCGAGTTCTTCCACCATTGCTTATTGTTGGTTTGCAAGGAACAGAGAAATAGCGAATCAACTCTTTACCTTCCTTCATTTTTTGTTGTTCAAGTCCTAAAACTTGCCCCACTCCTTCAAGTGATAACGGAAGTCCAAGCATGGCTGACTGAACTGCTGTACATTGCCATGAATCAGATGAGAGTTTTTCGTTTATGTATTTAGAAAGGCAAGTTCTCTCGAAATTAGCATTAAATGCAACCTTCGTAATATTTTCATCTGATAAGGCATCTGCAATTTCTTTAGAAATACTTTCACCGCTGGCAATATCAATAACCTTAATATCCTCATCATCAAATGCATATGCAAATAAAAGTATTTCAAAGTCTGGTGCAGAGGTATAGGAATATACCCCTGCCTTTCCCAAATCAACACTGCTGAAGGTTTCAATATCTATTGCCAATGTTCTCATGCCAAGAAATCCTCATAATCCACTGTCTCAAACTCATTTTCTGCTCTGCTTCTTCCACTCAATGGTTCTCCATCTGTCAATTTCTG